CTACTAGAGCGCGGCACTAAAGTAATGTCTGCCATTCACAAAAGGCTACACTATGCTCAAAGATTAGAGTTTCAGTTACTTTCTAGGTTATTTGGTGAATATTTACCACCAGAGTATGCCTATGAAACTGGCACTGGTCCTAGAGAAGTAAAACAAACTGATTTTGATGACCGCATAGATGTAATACCTGTGTCAGACCCTAACATATTCAGTCAAAGTCAACGTATTACACTTGCTCAAGAGCTTTTGCAGATGGTTCAATCAAATCCTCAAATTCACGGACCAAATGGAATTTACGAAGCCTATAGACGTATGTACGGAGCTTTGGGTGTTGATAATATTGAGTCTTTGTTAGCACCACCTATAGACACTACAGAAAGACCAATAGATGCGGGACTTGAAAACAGTGGTTTTTTGATGGGCAAGGTTGCGAAAGCTTATCAAGGTCAAAACCATGCGGCTCACGTAGAAACTCACAGAGCTTTATTTTTAACACAAGTTGTTAAAGAAAACGCTCAAATACAAAGTTTGATTATCAGTCATGTAATGCAGCATCTACAATTTTTAGCATCTGAGATAGCTCAACAGCAAATACCGCCTGAGTTGGTGGAAAGAATTAATCAAATACAACAAACATTAGGTCAGATGCCGATAGATCAACAACAACAAGCAGCTCAAGATATACAAATTTTGCTGGAACAATTTACCTCACCGATCATGGCTCAACTTAGCCAAGAGTTCTTACAGTCAATCGGACAAGGCGCAGAAGATCCTTTGGTTGAAATTAGAAAAACTGAATTAGAGTTGCGCGATAAGCAGATAGATCAAGATCAACAGCAATTTGAATCCAAACAAAATCAACGCGCTCAAGAAAAATTACTAGAAAATGAAATACTTAAAAAACGCATAGATGTGCAAAAAGATACAGCCGATGATAAACTCGATCTTGCTAGTAAAAGATTAGAACAGCAAGCAAACTTAAAACTTCTTGAATTAGAGCAAAAGATGAGAGGCTAGGCTAGGAGAGAAACATGACAACAAGCTATAAGTTAGAAGCTATAAAAGCTTTGAAGGCAAGAAAAAAATTAGAACATGAGGCTGAAGCACAGGCATTGTCAGAAAAATTAGCAGAACAAGCAAAAGCTGATGCTGAAAATGCAGCAAGAATTGAGAAAAAACTTAAATTAATAGCAAGCGGTGAGTCTGCACCTGCTGAAAAACAAACAAAACCCGTTGCTAAGAAAAAAGTAACCAAAAAGACAGCCAGTAAAAAAGTAGCAAAGAAAGCTGGTCGTCCATCAAAGAAAAAGGCATAAATATGGAAGGCTATACAAAATATCAATCTAAGAAGAAAACCATTAGAGAAGTCACACCAAGAGTTAATAATCCAGAGATTATCGTCAATAGCGTTGTAAAAAATGCTGGTGTTGAACAAATTGTTGACATGAAAGGCAAAGGCGCAGCAACGAAAGGCTTGAAGTTTAAAGTAAGAGCGTGATAGACGACATAACCCTATACGATAAATTAAAAAATGTTATCAGAGAACGTGAGTCTCAGATACAAGAAACACTTATGTCTGGTGCATTGGAAAGTATAGAACATTATAAATTTTTGCAAGGAGAGCTATCTGCGTTATACTATATCGAATCGGAGATAAAAGAGTACAACAAGGAAATATAGCGGATGTCTGAAACAGCAAAAAAAGTAGCTACAGATGCTTATGTAGAAGCAGATGACAGGGTTCTCGATCCAACTTTACTAGATAAATCAATTTTAGAAAGGATGCCACAACCGACAGGTTGGAGAATCTTAGTTTTGCCTTATGGTGGCAAACAAAAATCCAAAGGCGGTATTATTTTAACAAATGAAACTGTTGAAAGAGAAAGCCTTGCAACCGTAGTTGCTTACGTTGTGAAAATGGGACCGCAATGTTATAACGACACAAACCGTTTTGGATCAACCCCTTGGTGTCAAGAAAAACAATGGGTGTTGATAGGTCGCTATGCTGGTTCACGCTTTAAGCTAGAAGATGGAGCTGAAGTAAGAATTATCAATGACGATGAAGTTATAGCAACAATCCTTGATCCTGATGATATAATGAGTGTGTAAAAATGATAGAAAAAACTGAAAATCAAGAAACACAAGAAGAACAGATTGAAGTAAATATTCAAGATGATTCTGCTGTTGAAGCTAACACAGATTCAAAAGTTGCTAGTTCTGATGAAGAATTAGAAAATTACACAAAGGGTGTAAGTAAAAGAATAAACAAGAAAAATGCCCAAATTAAAGCTGCTGAAGAAAGAGCTTTACACTTTGAACAGATAGCAAGACAACAGCAAGAGCAAATATCAGCTTTGGCGAAAAATCAACAGGCACAACAAGCTACGGTCTTACAGAAGGAAGAAGAAGCCCTTGAAGTAAAAGAGAGGGAGGCTGCTGATCTTTACAAAAGAGCTGTAGAAGCTGGTGACGCTGATTTAATGAGTAAAGCAGATGATCTCAAAGGCGATTTGAGGATTCAAAAAGAAAAAATTGCTGTTGCAAAACGCAAAACAGAACAAACCAATACTCAAGAAGCACAACAAGTAGACCCAAATACTTATCAACAGCAAGCTCAACAAGAGCAACAACCTCAACAGCAATCACAGCCTACCAAAGAAGCGCTTGGTTGGTATGAAAATAATAAATGGTACGGTGATCAAGATGATCCCACCAGCATGGAAGCAACTCAGTTTGCTTTCTTTCAACATAACATGCTTATTAATGAAGGTTACGAAGCAGACTCAGATGAGTATTATGGCGAATTGAATAACAGAATTTATAAAGTATACCCTCAGTTGCAATCTGCAAGTGAGACTGACGATCAAAAGGATAATAGACCCTCCGTGCAAAGAGTCGCATCCGCTTCCGTTGGAAGTCGTCAACAAACACGTAGTAAAAAGAACGGCGTAACTTTCTCAAAATCAGAAGTCGAGCGCCTTCGTGGGTTAAAACCTCATAACATGTCAGAATCAGACTGGTTAAAAAGGGTAGCCCAAGAGAAGCAAAAAATAGCTCAAAGGGAGGCAATGTAATGACAACTGAAAAGAAAGTAGCGAATCGAAACTCACGTGAATCCGAAGCTCACGATAATCAACTTCGTAGTAAACCTTGGAGGCCAGTTAGAAACCTAGAAGCTCCACCTCCACCACCAGGTATGACCTATCGGTGGATTAGGAGTGCAATGCTCGGTGAAGAAGATCGCTCTAACGTATCAAGACGTGTCCGTGAAGGATGGGAGCTTGTTAAATTAGAGGAACTTCCATCCGAATGGCAGCACATGTCAACCGTTGCAGTAGGTAAATCATCTGGCATCATTAATAATGAAGGTCTAATTTTGGGTAAAATGCCTACGGAGATGGTTGAACAACGTAATGCTTACTATCAAAAGAAAAACGTAGATCAAGTCGAAGCTTTGGATAACACTGTTTTCAATGATTCACGTAAAGATGGACGATACGTTAAATACGATCCTCAAAGGGATACCAAAGTTACCTTCGGTAAACAATAATTTAGGAGTGTAACAATGGCTAATAAAGATGCCGCTTTTGGCATGAAACCAGTCAAGATGATTGGTGGATCGCCATACACCGGAGGCGTGAGTCGATATCGCATAGCTGCTAACTACGGTACAGCAATATTTCAAGGCGATATGGTCGCTCAAGTGACCGGTGGGACCATTGAGGTTCATGCCGACGGCGGGACTGTGCCAATCGTAGGCGTATTTAACGGTTGTCAATTCACAGATCCCACAACTGGTGAACAAGTATTTAGCAATCATTATCCTGCATCTACAAATGCAAGTGACATCATTGCTTTTATCATTGATGATCCAAATGTCGTATTTGAAATACAGGCCGATTCGGCCTTCCCTATTGCTGATCTATTTGGCAATTTCGACATCGTTTATACAACTGCTGGAAGCACGGTAACTGGAATTTCAGGAGCCGAGTTAAAAGTAGCTGATGGTGGAACTGGAACAACATTGTCTATTAAGGCAATCGACATTACAGAGGACCCTGATAACGATGACGTTTCGTCTGCAAATACAAATGTATATGTAGTAATTCAAAACCATGTATTCGGCGTTAAAGGCGCTGGGTTAGCTTAAGGAGTTAATTTTATGGCTATTTCAAGAGCGCAATTAGCTAAAGAGCTAGAACCAGGCTTAAACTCTCTTTTTGGTATGTCTTATGACAGCTACGGTGGTCAAGAATATGCAGATATTTTTGCAACCGAAGATTCACAAAGAGCGTTTGAAGAGGAAGTTCTTATTACAGGCTTCGGCAGCGCGCCAAATAAAACAGAAGGTGGATCAGTCGCTTTCGATAATGCAAACGAAGGCTTTACAGCACGTTATACACATGACACTGTAGCGTTAGCGTTTGCTCTTACCGAGGAAGCGATAGAGGATAATTTATACGATTCTTTAGGAAAACGTTATGTAAAAGCTCTCGCAATGTCGATGGCTCACACTAAGGAAGTGAAGGGAGCAGATGTACTTAACAATGCTTTTTCTTCATCTTTCACAGGTGGCGACGGCGTTTCGTTGATCAATACTTCTCATCCGTTGGCAGGCGGCGGTACTGCCGCCAACCGCGCCACTACCATGGCTGACTTGAATGAGACAAGTCTTGAAGATAATCTGATTGACATTTCTACATTCACTGATGACAGAGGACTTACTATTTCAGTGCAAGCGACGAAACTTATTGTGCCGCCGCAATTGACATTTGTAGCTGATAGAATCCTCAACTCACCAGGTAGAACTGGCACAGCAGATAATGACTTGAACGCAATCAGAAACACAGGTGTTATTCCTGGTGGTTACAGTGTTAACCATTACTTGAATGACCCTGATGCTTACTTCTTGATGACAACTGTTACTGAAGCGGGAGAAGGTCTTAAGATGTTCCAAAGAACAGCTATGGAAACATCAATGGAGCCTGATTTCACAACAGGTAACATAAGGTACAAGGCCCGCGAACGTTACAGTTTTGGCTTCTCAGATTGGAGAGGATGTTTTGGATCGCAAGGAGCGTAAA